AGTCTAAGTCCTTCTGGTGAGCGAAGCGCATCTGGGCAATCAACAACGTGTCTCGCACAGTCCCCTTTGGCTTCCATTTGCGGAGCTTCCAGAGTATTGGGATGTCGTAGTACACGATGTTGTGCCCATAGATGCGCTCTGCGTCTGCGAGGATCGCGAGCCCGTCATCGAGTGGCGTGTAGCCATCCTGATCGGCGCAAGAGATTATGGTCTTTGAGTCCATATCTCTGAGCACGAGGGAGTGGACGGTAGTTGCCTCTTTGATAGCAGGCTTGTCTCCCGCCGCTGCCTTCGCGTGGATAAGGCCGTCAGTCTCGATGTCGAACGCGAGGTTCTTCACTTCTCCTTCTTGCCGAAGGTGCGTTCCCAATTCCGAGCGAACTCTTCTTCGGAGATGGTCATCTCTCGGTGACCAGTGTCTTTGCCTGTGCCTGCTAGATGCCCGAGGTACTTCTTGTACTTCTTCTTCACTCGGGTCTTGTTCATGTTGATCTCTATAGTCATCCGTCCATCTCCACTTCTACCGACTCAATGGATTGTCCGGTCAGCCGTTCAGCCAGCAGGCGAAATGCCGGAGTTGGGCCATCGTGTCCTTCATGAAAGAGAAAGCCTTCATCGAAATACCGATACCAATCTCCTTCAATGGACCCTTCTACACGGATTCTAATCGTCATCGTCCTCGTCCTCTTCGAGATCGGGATTCGCCATCTCATACAGCATTCCCGTCTTCTGATCGAAGCCGAGGTAGATGACCGTGCCCGTGCTGTTACCAGTGAAGCGGTCCTTCAGGATACGGAACGTGGTGATCTGTCGGCGTATCTCCGACTCGTCCTGCTGCGCACGCTCCATGCCGAACATGAAATGCGACCAGAACCCGATGGATCGTGATCCCTTGAAGTGTCGGATCATGACGCGCCCGCCCTCTTCGTGGGGCTTGCCCTCGGGCGTAGCGAGGTGAGAGATGAAGAAGATGGTGGACTCTAGCTTCACAGCCAGTGCCGACATCTCCGACATGAGCATCTCAAGCGCCTTCCGCTCGTCGTCCTCCCACGCCGCAATGGCCGTGAGGTGATCGATGAAAAAGTGCTTCACTCCCTCGGAGTAGCAGAGATACTCGATCTTCTCTTTGACGGATTCCCAATCCGTGTTACCGAACGAATCGTAGAAGAACAGCTTGCCGGTCGAAGCCATCGTATCGAAGGCAGTCTCGCGATCTTCGTCTGTCCAATCCCCATCGGGAATGTGCAGGCGCTTCTCAACGAACTTCCCAGCAATCCGTATGGCCGTCTCGGATGGAGCCTGCTCGAAGCTGAACACGCCCACCGGCACCTTATGCACCGTGAGCAGGTGCGCTATCGTCTGCGCGAAGAAGTCGGTCTTGCCGATCCCCGTGCCAGCGCCTAACGCAATCAACTGCCTCGGACGGATGCCGAATGTCGCTTTCGTCAGTGCCGGAAATGGATACGACAGCCCCATCTGGGGCGTCTCCAAGACCTGCGCCTTCAGTGCTTCGAGGCTGACGATGCCCTCGGGCTTGTACGGCACGGCTCGCCACATCGCGTTGGTCAACTCTTCCACGCGACCAGCGAGCAGCATCTCGTTCGGGTCCTTCAGTGGCAGCGATGCGATCTTCGCTCTCGCGCCGATAACACGAGCCGCTGCCTCTGATGCTTGGCGACCGGGCTCGTCCATGTCGAACATGATGATGACTTCCTCGAAGCCCCGGAAGTAGTCGAGGTGCTTCGCGAAGTACTTCTTGATCTGTGCTCCGGCACCACACGCAATGGAAACCACCGGCCACTTGTTGCCCTGCACCTGTGACATTGTGAGGGCATCGATCTCTCCTTCAGTGACCACGACCTTGCGGCCTGTCCGGTTCCATGCACGAGCGCCGAACAACTCAGCGTCGTTCAGACTGCCGAGCAGCTTGAAGCGCTTGTCCTTGAATCGAATCTTCTGAGCGACAAGGTTGCCGTCCTTGTCGTAGTAGGGAGCCACCTGAACCGGCTCGCCTTTGTACTCGCCGTAGCCGTACCCGAAGTGCGAGCACGTCTCCTCACTGATCTTTCGAGGCTTGATCCGGCGAATCTCCACATCTTCGATCAGCCCCGCCACCCGTTTCCTCGCTGGCTGTTGTGTGAATGCTCCGTCCCCTTGGACTGTCTTGCCGCAAGAGAAGCAGTGCGTGTGACCATCGGTGTACAGACTGTTCGCATCACTGCTACCGCAGTCTTCGCAGGGAACGTGACGGATGAATGTGCTGTCGTTCTCTGGCCCGTGCTTCACGGCTGGCGATAGAAGCGGAAGTAGTCCGGGTCCAAACCGGGCACCGGTACTTCGATAAGCCCCTTGACCCACGGTGGTACTGCACCAGCGGGCTTCATGCTGACCGGAGAGTAGTAGTTCAGGGTCAAGGCAGGCAGCGTGAAACTGTAGCCCGGAGTGTTGACTGCATTCCATGCAGCTTCACACGTATCGACGTGGCCGGGGAACCACTCCCCTAACACTGCCTTGAACCAGTACTCCTCACGGAGCACGGCGCTGAATTGCAGCCGGGCCGTGATGACGGCGTAGGCGTCTCCTACGTGTCCCCACTTCTGCGAAGCCGCACGATGGTGGATCACTTCAGCCACGAGCAAGCGGGCGAGGGTGATCTGATCGGGCGTGAACTTCGTTGTCCCCGGGGGCGGGACTTCGCTGGCGATAGTCGCAGCGATCAAACGGTTGACAGAGATTGTCACGGGTTCCTCAGCTTGGCGATAGCTGCAAGCGATGTCGAGTTCTTCGGCTCGTTCAGCCACGCTGGTGGGACCAACTTGTCGGCGTACATGAAACCTTTGGTGCTGGCCCATGCCGCATAAGTCGTCTTCGATTGCTTCGAGATGCGTGTCTGGCTATTGCTGAAGACGAACCGGATGTCGAGATCGGGATGCTGCGCCTGCACCAGCAAGTGCTTCTGCCGGTCAGCAGTCACGAAGCGTCCCTTCGTCTCGATGATGATGCCATTCGGGAGGACCCAATCGGGGGTGTAGTGTCGTGGCTTTTCAGGCTGCGTGAAAGGAATCTTGATCTTCTCGAACGCCGCCTTGATGCCTAACGCTCTCAACTGTTCCCCAACTGCTTCCTCCAAGCCAGACCGCCAGCCGTATTTCAGACCGGCGGCTCTGGCCTTGGAGTTGAAGCGAGGCATGACTTAGAAATCGTCCTCGTCGTCATCCTCTTCCTTCTTGGCAGGAGCCTTCTTGCCCTTCGCAGGCTTGACCGGCTCCTCTTCCTCTTCCTCCTCCGGCTCAGGCGCAGGTTTCCCCTTGCCCTTCTTCGGAGTCGGCGTCTCTTCCTCTTCGTCGTCATCTTCCGTGACGGTGGTCTTCTCGTCGGGCATGTCCTCACCCTCTTCGGCTTCCATGCCGAAGGACGCAGGATCGCTCCCGCCTTCCCACGCCACGTACTTCAGGACTTGCACGACGCGCAGCTTGAGGCTCACGCCGCAGACGACATCGCCCTTCTCTTTGCCCTGAGTTACCGGCATCGAGAACGGAGCCAACTCGTACCCGACCTTGATCTCGGAACCACCACCGAGGCGGCTGTCCGTGAACGGCGTCAGGTCTGCCTTGAGAACGGTGACGTGCTGGCTGTACTCCGTGCCATCACGCCGCTCGCCCTTGGCGTTCAGCTTGAAGCGGAACAGCGTGCGGCCTGTCTCCTCTTCAGTGTTGTGTCCTTCCTTGTCCTTCTCGTACTCGGGCTGATACGGAGGGTCCGCATAGCCGATGTTCTTGCCCGGCTTCGGCGGCTTGTTCTCCTTGCCCCACTTCAGCGATTCCTTCATCGCCTTGTCGATGACGGCCTTCAGCTTGTCGGCGTCCTCGCCTTCGAGCGCCAACTGAAGCTGCCACACGCCATCCTTGTTGAATTTCGTGTCGGGCTTGCCATCCACGCGGGGATAGACAGCCACTCCACGCGGCGTTGTCAGACGTTCGCGCTTCTTCTTTCCCTCAGCCACGGTCTCTCCTGTTGTTTGGTCGGGTTAGCAGTTCGGCTACGCTGCTCTCTCCGGCTCCATAGCCGGTGCGGCCTAAGCCTTACCGCCATCCCCCGAAATAGAACGGCAGGGAAATCTAGGGGCTTCAAACCCCCGAACCCACTCCCCGGTGATTAGTCGGGTTCCCGAAGCATCTTGTCCAAGGAATCACCCTTAGCACTGGCTTCGCTGCCTAGTCGAATGCCCCTACTTAGTAGCAGAGGGCATGAGTGTACGTGCTACGAATCTACGGAACACGCGAGGTGACATGCAGGAAGGACAGCAGCCTTTGCAGGCGTGTGCGCATTCCCTTCCCGGCGTGTGGAACACGACGAACTGCGAGCACTTCGCTCCGTGCGTCGGACACTGTTTCCGCTGGTGTCGGCGCTGACCCCTCATACTTCCCTCCCGATAGCATGAAGTGGATGATCGCTGCATCGCAGTGGGCACGCTCTAGCGGTGCGCCCACGAGCACGAGCAGCACTTCGAGCAAGTCGCGCTCGTAATGCTTGAGCTTCAATTCCGATTGCTGGCGACTCGCCAATCACACGAGAGGCGGTCACCGACTCTCAACGAGGCGGCTTGCATTCCGGTGACGAGGCAGGCTTCGCCTGAACCGGAGAGCGCAACGTATAGAGAACCAGAAGGTGTATCACCCAGACGTACGTAAGGACGCCAAGCAAGGCACCCAATGTCTGAAGCGCAGAAGAAGACTTCGGAAACGAGTCTACTGTTGCCGTCCTGTCCGTGAACTTCCCTCCGCTTCGGAAATGCGAACTTCGGACACCCTCGCCGCCAGTACGCGATGAGGGTATCAGCAGGGAGTTCCTGAAATTGATTGCGCAACCGCATCATCGTGGAGTAGTTGACTTCCTCTGCATCCTTGCGCTGAATGCGAAGCTCGCTTGACACGCAGTAGGCGGCCACTTCGTCGCCGAGCAGCAGAAGATGATCCGAGTAGTCCGGGCAGTGGCCGAGATGCTCAATCGACCACTTCGCCTGCGCGACGTGGACGGCCTCATGCGCCAGAATCTCCTTGGTTGAGTCCGTCCCCAGCATCGCGACGTTCACGTACGTCGCCACCTTGTTCTGGTAGCACGGGGTCAGCGCTATCGTGTTCGTCGGGTCCTGTGCTTCCAAGCCGTGCGGCAGTAGCGAGAGTAACAGCACGACGAACGGCGTCGTCAGCCGCAATGAAAACATCCAGACTGCTCTTTTGAGGTGGTGCAGCACACGGCCTCCGTGAGATAGCCAGTTGGGCCTTGCGTTGATCCTCATCGAGCGCAGGGCGGGTGTAGGGACGACGGTACGATGCGCAGGCGTAGCTCAGTAGACGGCGTGCCGCACGCCAGCGAACGGCCACCCGCTTCTTCTTGCGGCCTGTGTCAGTTAGACACACCTTCCATGCCGCCCAGCCCGGCCCATAGGCCATGAGTGCCTCCTGTCAGAAGTCCATAGAAAAGGTGTGTCCTATAAAGAGGACAAGCCCAGCCGCTTTTCCCAACAGCGATCACACACCTGACGCTCGGGCGGCAAGTTGACGTTGGGGTTCGGCACGGGTGCACCACACTTGTAGCACACCCAGTTCACGACGGGGCTGAAGTGGATCATCTTCCACACGAGTGCTACGCCGAAGAACGACAGAATGCCCCAGATGATCCCGGCGTAGAGATAAGGCGCGAAGTGTGTCATGCGAAGAAGTACTCCGATCTGAGAACGTCCTTCAAGTTGAGCGAGCCCTGCTCAGGCGGGTGCGGAAGCTCCTCACTCGTCTGTTGCTGCCACTGCTCGTAGAGGTTCTCGATCACCGGCTGGGAATACAGGGCCACGAACGCTTCGCGTGTTGCTTTCCGCATCTCTCGAACGTCGGCGGCAAGCGTCCCGTAAGAGTCATGAACCATAGCAAAGCTGCGAATGCCCAGACCGATGCCGTTAGTAACCGCCAGAACCAGCGCCGCTGCATCGAGCGAGTGAACCACATTCGGTGAGATCGCATTGGCTTCCTTCCTCTTATTGATCTGTTCCGGCTCCTTCGGTTCATGCAGGTTGGCCTGCACAAGCGAGCCCATGAGAATCGTGTTGATGGTCCGGGTCTTCAGTGAGATGTACGCCTGCTTCACTGGCAGTCCCGTCACCGGCACGACCCAGCGCACCGTCTGCGTGCCGACCGCAATCTGCTGAGCGCAGTCCTGCATCCACTGCATCCCCTCTGCGGCCTTCACTACGATGTCGCCTAACGCTTCCCACAGCAGTCGAGCCAACAGTGCGCACGCCGTGCCGACATCCGACTTCCCATCGGCGTTCACCAGCGTGGCCTTGATCTGCTCCCAATTGTCCAGCTTCCGGAGGTAGTCGCGAAGCTGGCGCTTGAAACCGTACTGCTTACTGCCGTAGCAGAACGTCATCGTTGGTCGCTTGGCTAGCTTCCGAGTAACGAGTCCAAGGCCGAGAATAGCTGAAGCAACGCTGTCCGTTTCGCTTTCGAGAGCCGTGAGAACACGGTCAGCAACCTTCTGATAGATGTCTTGTGGCTGCTGGCCGGGAGTGAGGTTGACAGCTTGTCCTCCGACTTCATCTCGGAAGGCGGCGCTGAAGTGCTGGAGCCCATTGCACGTTCCATCCAGATAGACCGGAATTCGGCTGGTGAAAGGCTGCCCAGAGCGGTCAGCTTCCAAGAGACTACGCCACTCGAAGCAGAACGCCAAGAACTGAACTGGATCATCGGCTTCTTTCCACCACTGTGTGCCCGATGGATCGTTAGCTGCTGCCACGATGTTGGCTTCATTTGCATCGACCCAAGAAACTCGTTCAGCGAACGACATACGGGACATTTTTCTGCCGCTATCTTCTCCGAAGCAGTTGGCTCCGTGAACTCCCAGCCAAGCATCTCCTTGGTTTCCACTGTTCACCTCCTTGCCATCGGCCAGCATCAGCAGGCCACGGCTGTAGTCGTCCCCTTGCGGGTGCATGTAGTCCGCGAGCGGGTAGATACGCCCACGGAAATCCAGCGAGTAGGGAAAGTAGAACTTGTCGATCCCCAGTAGCGCCTTCGCAGTGTCGAGCACTCGACGCATCTTTCGCATCTCCTGCCGCCACTTGAAAATCTCGTTGTGCCGCTTGGCTGCCTTGCTGATCCACCGGCCTCGCTCCTCGTCCCCCTTCGGACGCTCTTGCAGGTGGGCAGGCATGACCAACGGCTCCGGCTTGTTCTTCAGGTCCTCGTCGTAGCGCGCTTCGAGCGCCGAGTAGACAGCGCGATTGATCGTCCACGGCGTTCTCTGCAACGCATTCAGCGTGGCGTAGATCAAGGGCATGTCCGTCTGCTCCGGCTCATCGCGCTTCGCCCAGAACATCCCCCGCACCAGCGGATACTTGCCCCGCAATGCGAACAGGTAGCCACCTCGCTTGCCAAACTCCCAGTCCTTCGGTGGCACTACCATCGGTACGTTTTGCTCCTGCCTGAGCCCGAACCACTCGTTCTTGTCGAGCAGCCACTTCTCGGTCTCTTCCGTCGCGACGATGATCTTTTCGGTGTGCATCCCCTTCTCGGACTTCTCCTGCTCGAACTCGAACAACCCTGACGGATAGATGAAGTCCACTACCAGCGCGCCAAGCTGATGCCTGCGCTGCACTGTCAGGTCCCACCCAGCGACATCGTTCGGGTCCAGCATGGTGCGCACCGTATGATCGAGCGAACGCTGCATGTGGTCGTAGTCGTTGGTCGCGAACTGCGCCAGCTTCCACTCCAATAGCTCGGGCACTTGCTCCTTCAACTTCCGGTAGCGCAACTCATCGATGATCCGCTCTGCGATCTTCAAGCACACCACTGCATACTTCGCCCGCTTGAGGATCGTGTCGAGCACCACCTTGAGTCCCATGTACGCGACCACATCTGGCCCAATCGCATTGAACCACTTGGCCGCGAAATGCTTCAACTGCTGCTTTCGTCTCTTGTCTCGGGAGCGGCCTTTCCGTGACTCTCTCCGATCCACCTCTCCCTGCTCTTGCAGCCACTCCACGATCCGGCCATGCACAGCAGAAATCCCTGTGCTGACCAACCCGAGCGCTGCCGGTGTGCTGCTGTACAGGTCGGAAGCCTTCTGCTTCTGAACACTCGCCACGAACGCCTTGTAGCCTTCGGCGAGGGCTGCTTCCTCCCTGCTCTCTTGGAGCATCAGAAGTGCTCTCAAGGAGTCATCCACAGGTACCTCCACTGAAGTAGTACAGGTGGTATAACTAGATAACTTATCA